CGACCACCGAGATCTACACAGAGTAGATCGTCGGCAGCGTCAGATGTGTATAAGAGACAGATATCTAACAAAATAGTATGGCAACAATCAAAGAAGTAGCAGAACACCTAGACCTATCATCTGTAAGGGTTCACGACCTATTCAATGAGAATATATTGATTAAATCTGGCAAATCAGGTGGACAAAATGTGGATGATTGCCGAGTTAGATACATTCGTTACTTAAGGTCATTATCAAAAGGCAAAAACACAAGTTCTGGCGATTTGAATGAAGAAAGAACAAGATTAACCAAAGCACAAGCCGATAGAGCAGAGCTTGAATTACAAGAAAAGGAAAATGAACTCATATCTACTGATTTGATTAAAACAATATGGTCGGACTATGTTGCTAATGTTAGAAGTAAGCTATTAGCACTACCATCCAAGTTAGGACATCTAACACAAGCAGCCGAAAGCTATGCTGAAGCAGAAGCCATAATCAAAGAATCAATCTATGAATGTTTAGAGGAGCTATCAGAGGATGCAGCAAATAAATCCAGTCTGGAAACAACTGAGTGATCTCTGGCAACCACCACCAGATTTAAAAGTTGATGAATGGGCTGATAGCTATAGAAAACTATCTTCCGAATCATCTGCTGAAGCTGGACAATGGCGAACAGATAGAGTGCCATTCCAAAGAGAAATCATGCAGGTCATCAATGACCCTTCTGTAGAAGAGATAGTGTTTATTAAATCAGCACAGGTTGGTGCTACTGAAATATTGTTGAATACTATTGGTTATTACATCGACCAAGAACCATCCACCATACTTTGTATTCAGCCATCGCTATCTATGGCTCAAGCATTTTCTAAAGATAGACTTGCACCGATGGTAAGGGACACCCCAACACTAAAAGGCAAAATCAAAGACCCAAGAAGTAGGGATGCAGAGAATACCACCATGCACAAAAAGTTTGCAGGTGGAGCTATATCTTTGGTTGGTGCTAATAGTGCTAGTGGATTGGCTAGTAGACCCATAAGAATATTATTATGCGATGAGGTAGATAGATACCCACAATCAGCAGGAACAGAAGGAGACCCAATATCATTGGGTAGAAAAAGGACAACAACATTCTGGAATCGCAAGATTATCCTAACATCCACACCAACCATAAAAGGATTAAGCAGAATAGAAAGGGCTTACGAAGAATCAGATAAAAGAGTGTATAAAGTGCCATGCCCAGAATGTAACCACAAACAAGAATTAAAGTGGCAACAAATAACATGGCTTGAAAATAAACCTGAATCAGCATCTTTGTCATGTAGTAATTGTGGAGCAATTATTCCTGAAAGTAAAAAGCAGTGGATGTTACTCAATGGTGAGTGGGAAGCACAAGCAGAATCTAAGAAAGTTGGCTTTCATATATCTGAGCTTTATTCACCTTTTAGAACTTGGGTTGAATTGGTAGAAGATTTTTTAGAAGCCAAGAAGTCACCAGAGCTATTACAGACATTTGTCAACACAACATTGGGTGAATGTTGGGAGATTGAAAGGGGTGAAACTGTTGATTCTGAATTGTTAATGTCTAGATGTGAGCAATACAACGATGAAGCGATACCACAAGAAGTCTTAGCAATTACAGCAGGTATTGACTTGCAGCAAGATAGATTGGAAGTACAAGTTATTGGCTGGGGTCATAACTACGAAGCATGGGTTTTGGAATACCAGATATTGTGGGGTAATCCTGCAACACAAGAAGTATGGCAAGACCTAGACACATTTCTAAAGAAATCATATACCAGAGAAGATGGTCGCAAGATAAACATTAATGCTACTTGCATAGATAGTGGTCACATGACAGATCAAGTCTATACCTATACTAGAGGCAAGAACCAACGCAGGATATTTGCCATTAAAGGTGCATCGCAATCTGGTAAACCTATCGCATCTAAGCCTACCTTTGTCGGCAGGAGAAGAACTGCACTATATGTTGTTGGTGGTGATACTGCTAAAGATTTCATTCATGCTAGATTGACCGATAAAGATACCAACCTGATACACTTCCCCAACACATTAGATGAAGAATATTTTAAACAACTTACAGCAGAGAAGAGAGTACCAAAAATCCATAAAGGCAAAACGACACTAATATGGAAACAAACAAGAGAGAGGAATGAAGCACTGGATACATTCGTCTATGCTTTAGCAGGTGCTTATATTCTACAACCAGACTTTGAAAGACTGGAATCAGCAGACCCAAAAGCAAAACAAGAACGAAATATTCAAAAAAAACCATCTATAATCCAAGAAAGGCGAAGATTATACAGGAAGAATCCAAGAAACTTTGTAAATTCATGGAAAGAATAACTATAATTTAGGTTAAACTATTCCACATGGCGAACTTATTTGATAGAGATAACTACCCAACCCAAGAACCAGACCTTCTTGTAGTTGGTGACAGATGGACTTGGAGACGACCAGACCTAGCAGCAACATACGACCCTGCCGATTATGCCCTCACTTATGAATACCACGAAGATAGTGGTGGTGGTGGCAACCACAAGTTCAGCATCACAGCGACAGAAACCACAGACGACTACATTATTGAAATAGCAAGTGCCACAACTGCTGCTTATGCTACTGGTGATTTTCATTGGTATGCATTTATTACAAGATCATCTGATTCAGAAAGAATTGCAGTTGATGATGGCTATGCAAAAATAGAACTTAACTTTGCCGACACCAATGCCGACCATAGAAGCCATGCTAAGAAAGTATTGGATGCGATAGAAGCTGTAATTGAAAACAGAGCATCACAAGACCAAATGAGTTACAGCATTGCTGGTAGGTCATTAGCTAGAATGTCCATAGATGATTTAATGACATTTCGCAATAGATACAGAGCAGAATATAATGAAGAATTGAAAAGATGGCGAGTTAAAAACAAACAAGACACAGGAAATACAATAAAAGTTAGGTTTTAAAAATGGCAATATGGGATAACTTCTTCAAAGGTCGTAAAAAGTCTGTAAGAAAATTCAGAAACTATAAAGCTACACAATCAGGCAATCTATTTGCCGATTGGATTAGTGGGTCAAGCAATGCTGATAGCAATATTCGTTTTAATTTAAGAAAAATAAGGGATAGATGTCGTGAACAAGCAAGAAACAATGATTATGCCAAAAGATACATACAATTATTAGTAACCAATGTTGTTGGACAGAATGGTATTAGGCTGCAATCAAAAGCAAGAAACGAAGATGGTAAGCTCGACACCATAGGCAACCAAGTTCTAGAAAATGAATGGAAGAAATGGGGCAAAAGAGGAAACTGCACCATAGATGGCAAAATGTCATTCTTAGATGCTCAAAAATTGTTCATTGAGACATTAGCAAGAGATGGTGAGGTTTTAGTTAGGCACATTACATCCAATAACCCACTTGACCCATACAGAATACAGTTTTTAGATGCCGATTATCTTGATGAAGAAAAAAATGAATTACTAAACAATGGTCAAGAAATCATAATGGGTGTCAGATTAGACAAATACAAGAGACCAGTCAGTTACTACCTATTTAGAGAACACCCACACAACCTTTATCATGGTAAACACGATAGAAAACACATCGAAGTACCTGCTGAAGAGATTTGTCATGCTTATCAAGCAGAAAGACCAGAACAAACAAGAGGTTTACCATTTATGACCACAGCACTTAATAGATTGAAGATGTTAGATGGTTATGAGGAAGCAGAATTAATCGCTGCTAGAGTTGGTGCATCTAAAATGGGTTTCTTCACATCACCAGCAGGTGATGGTTATGTTGGTGAAGATGCCGATGATGGTTATACACCAATTATGAACGCTGAAGCTGGTACATTTGAGCAACTACCAGAAGGTATGAGTGTGCAAACATTTGACCCACAGCACCCAACATCAGGCTTTGATTCATTTCATAAATCAGTGCTAAGAGGTATCGCATCAGGTTTAGGTGTTTCTTATGTCTCACTTGCCAACAATTTAGAAGGTGTCAATTACTCATCCATTAGACAAGGAACATTAGAAGAAAGGGATAATTACAGAATCTTACAAAGATTTATGATTGACCATTTCATTGAACCAGTATTTAACAAATGGTTGCTACAAACTATGTCATTTAAAGATGGTTTCATGTTACCACCAGACAAATACAATAAATTTGCTGATAATGTTATGTTTATTCCTAGAAGTTGGGGTTGGATTGACCCTGTTAAGGAAGTTAAAGCCAATGTTGATGGTTTAAATGCTGGTGTAGTAACTATGCAAGACATTCAAGCCAATTATGGTCGTGATGTTGAAGAATTATTTGAACAACATCAAAGAGAAGAAGAATTAGCTAAACAATACGATGTAAAAACTGCATATCAGCCATTCGGTGCTCAAAAAATGCCAATAGATGCCGAAATACAAAGCGATGGTGATGAAGATGAGCAAGGGCAGTAAACCTAGACCAAAATCAGTGTCAAACGAACAATTTAATCAGAATTGGGAAAAGATATTTGGCAAAAACATGGAAAATGCCAAGAAATACAAATGGAAAAAGACTAAAAATGGCAAGTTATAAACCAACACAAGGCATGAAAACAGAAGCCCAGAAGGGCTTAGACTGGCGTAGAGAGCATGGCAGAGGTGGTACAGCAGTTGGTATTGCTAGAGCCAGAGACATTGTTAATGGTAAAAACCTATCGGAATCGACTGTCAAAAGGATGTATTCATTCTTTTCAAGGCATGAAGTAGACAAGAAAGGTGAAGGATTTACCCCAGATGAAGATGGATTTCCTTCAAATGGTCGTATTGCATGGGCATTATGGGGTGGCGATGCTGGATTTACTTGGTCAAAAGCAATAGTAGATAGACTTAAGAAAGAAGATGATGCTAGAATGGCAGATAATATGAGTGATAATGTAGAAAGACACATTAAAGACATTCGTGAAACTGAGGATTCATACATCGTTGAATTTGGTAAATCAATGCCAGAGGAAAACGATGATGAAAGACCTTATGACCATGAAGACAAAGAAGAAAGAGCAGCACCAGACGCATTAGAAGTAGGAGACTTCGTATCATGGGATACATCTGGTGGTCGTGCTAGAGGAAAGATTGAAGAAATAGAAAGAGATGGAACTATCAATGTTCCAGATAGTGATTTTTCTGTTGAAGGCACAGAAGATGACCCTGCTGCTCTAATTAGAGTTTATCGTGGTGGAGAAGAAAGTGACACATTGGTTGGACACAAGTTCTCTACCCTTACAAAGATAAACCCATTGAGAGGAGAACACGATGAAGAGGATAGAAGCAAAGAGGTTGCAGAGAAAGATGCAACTAGAGAAGAAGAAACAAATGAACAAAGAGATCAGCAAGAATCAGATAATGACGAAGCTATAAGATTCTATGCTGAAGAAAACCTACAAAGGGCTTTTCATTTTGATAAATCAAAAATAGATGAAGATAACAGAACCATAATGATTGGTGTATCTTCTGAAGAACCAGTTGAAAGAAGATTCGGCATGGAAGTATTGGGTCACAATGAAGAAGAAATAGACATGGCTTTCATGTCGCAAGGCAGAAGCCCACTATTATTAGACCACGACCACACTAAACAGATTGGTGTTGTTGAAGAGTTCGGTATCGACAAAGAAAATAAAAGAACAGTTGCCAAAGTGCGATTCTCTAAAAACAAAATGGCTGATGAGGTCTATAGAGATGTACTAGATGGCATACGACAGAACATATCTGTTGGCTACCAAGTCAATAGTATGGAAAAAGAGGAAGAAGAGAGAGATGGTGTTCCCATTTACAGAGTTAATTCTTGGTCTCCTCTGGAAGTAAGTGCTGTATCCATTCCAGCAGATCAAAGCAGACTTGTCGGTTTTGCTAGATCGAAGGAGAAAAAGGCACAAATTAAGATTAACCCTAATTCTATTGAGGAAAGAAAAATGGAAAATAAAGTTGAAGAAACTAAAACTCCAGAAGTGAACCTTGATGAAATGAAGAGAGACTTCGCTAAAGAAGCAAAGGCTATAATTGATCTTGGTGTACAACACAACAAGAGAGAATTAGCCAATGAAGCTATAGCAAATGGAGCAACTCTAGCACAATTCAGAGGAACACTTTTAGAGACAATCGCAAACGATAAGCCATTAGATTTACCATCTAATGTTGAAATGAATGAAACTGAGCAAAGAAGCTACAGCTTACTTAAAGCTGTTTCTGAAGCTGCTCAAGGCAAACTATCTGGACTAGAAAAAGAAGTTTCAGACGAAATTGCATCAAGAACTGGTAAAGCAGCTAGAGGTTTCTATATGCCAACAAATATTGATTTCAGAGCAAATCATGTTGTAGGAACAAATAATGTTGGTGGATTCCTAAAGCCTACAGACCATCTTGGTAGTGAATTTATCGAGAGTTTAAAGGCTAAGCTCGTGACAGCACAAGCAGGTGCAAGAATTTTACAGGGCTTACAGGGTGACGTTTCGATACCGAAGATGTCAGCAGAGACATCGAATGTATCATTTGTTGCTGAAGATGGTTCTCCATCAGAAGGAAATGCTACTTTCGCACAAGTTACAATGTCACCTAAGACATTAGCTTGTCAGCTAGATATCTCCAGAAAGTTACAGCTACAGAGTGACCCATCAATCGAAGCTGTACTTAGACAAGATGTTATCAACTCTTTCGCAAGAAAGATTGATGAAGTTGCATTAGAAGGTGGGGGTTCAAATGAGCCTTCAGGTATCATTGCTTCTTCTACAGGTAATGTTGTTGCTATCGGTACAAATGGTGGTGCAATTAGTTATGCAAACTGTGTAGATATGGTAGAAGCTGTTGAGATTGATAATGCAATCCTTAACGATGCTTCAGTTAAGTTCGTTGGTAACCCTAAAGTTACAGCTAACTTAAGAACTGTATCTAAGCAAGCATCAGGTGTCGAAGGTAACTTCATTCTTGGTGAAGATAACAGAATCTTAGGCTACGATTATATGTCAAGCACATTAGTACCAAGTGATCTATCTAAAGGAACAGGAAGCAATCTTTCTGCTTTAATCTTTGGTGACTTCTCACAACTAATGCTTGGATTCTATTCAGGTGTTGATGTGATTGTAGACCCATATACAGGTTCAAACAGTAACACATTAAGGCTCTGTTTCTTCCAAGATTTTGATGTCGCACTTAGGTATGATGATAGCTTCTCAGTAATTAAGGACATCGTTACTTAATTATTAAATAAGTGTATATAGAGGGCTACTTCGGTAGCCCTTTTTTATTGGCTTTTAAAAGATTAGTAAAAAAAAGTATAGTTTTTTTTACTTATAGTGTTGCAAACTATATATTCTTGGTTAATAATACATATATCGGCTTTGGAAGTGTGACGATATAAAAGATAAAGAGGAACTTCCCAACTTATAGAAAGTGTTGAGATAGCTTACGAGAGGTTAGCTTGATGTAACTCTTCAGAGGACTGTGTAATCTCGCCCTTAGGTGGTTGCAGTAGTAGAAGAAGCAGATAGGGAAAGTATCGTAAGAGATGGAGTTTTATATTCTTCTCATGTAAATCTAAAAAGGACACTGGTTGAATAATCAGATGTATGATGTTTTGGTAAGCATCTCAGTGGCGACTGATAGTACTAAAGACCTCAAAGTTGTTTTAAATTTAGGGCTACTTCGGTAGCCCTTTTTTTATGTCTGCTAAAAATCAAGTGTTGCAAACCTTCTGAAAGTATGGTATAATAAGGGTTTAAGGAGATTTCATTATGCAGAGAAAATGTAAATCTTGCAAAGGAAAAGGGTATATTGATTTAGGTGTTATTCATATACCATGTAAAGATTGCAAGAAAAACAAATAAATTTAGGGCTACTTCGGTAGCCCTTTTTTTATGTATAATGGAAATATGAATAAAACAGTTAAATTCGTTTTCAATCAAACTGCCTACTATGGCAGCAAGAAATACCAATCTGGCGATGTTTTAGAAATCCCTGAAGCAGACGCACATGAATGGGAAAAGCTTAATT